AGGTCTTCGGATAAATCTTCGCCAAATATAGCGTCGATGTCTTCCTTGACACCTGCACCCTGTCCAGGGGTTGCAACCTTAGGCGCATCTTTCATGTTAGCAGAAACGCTCTTGTCAGCTTTACGAGCTGGAGCTTTCTTACCACTTTTAGATGAGATTAGGTCTTCACCTTTAGACTCGGATCCAGATTTTACGTCTGCTCCCCCAGGATTAGGCGCTTTGAATCCTACTGTTTTATCAGCAGGTCTCTTATTGCTTCCTTTTACAACTGGGTCAGCGATTTCTGAATTTTCACCGCTGGCCTTAAACTCGTCAAGTTCTACTTGCTCTTCGGCCACAGCTTCGATTTCATTGTCGAACTTTTCTAGTTCATTAGCCATTTTTTTCTCCTCGTTAATTGAGTGTATACGTTTGTATATTATTTATAAATTATAAGTTTACAGGGTATTTAGGAACTTTTCAAATAGTTCTACCTTCTTTTCCTGTAATTCTCTAGCATTTACGTTGCCGGTTCTAACAATCTCTTCAATCACAGCTTGTGATTTCCATGAGTTAGATGCAGCGTCATAAATCCATTCTACCCCTTCCATAACTCCATTTACAAAAGCGTTAGGAGCAGAAGGATCTGCAACGATATCACCGGCAGTAGCAAGCTGAAAATCACCCTGTACTTCGTTGATACCTTCAGGCGTTGTTCTAATAGAACCCATACCTCTTGATGATACACCTAATGATGCACCTTCGTCGATAAGACTTTTAACAATCTTACCATATGGAGTATCCATTACTTTCGCCTTACCTATATAATCTTGACCTTCTCTTCTAAGGTCTTTGATCATATGGGAAACTCTTTCTAAGTTTATGGTTGGACCATCTGGATGTCCTAATTCACCATAAGCTCTGTTGTTCTTTACGAATGTGTCGTTGTATCTCTCTACTTCTTTGTCTAATGTTTCCATTGGATACATACGTCCATTTCTGTTTTTAATGCCACCTTGCATAAAGATACCTTCGATAAAGTAATCTTTTCCTTTACCATCTTTAGCTTCAGTTATTACTGGTCTGATGTGGTCAAATGTTGTTTCTGATATTAGCTTCATTTGTTAATCTCCAAATGCTACTGGTGTAAACTTACCAGCACTTGCATAAATTTTATCTGATGGAGCTTTCTGAATATAATGTACTCCAGCATCTAATGTAGTATTACCAACTGCTACGTTAGCTGAAGTTGTAACTGTAACTGTTACAGCTGCTGTATGATAAACTTTGACGAGGGGACTATCAACTGCTGAATTAGCATTTGCTAAATCAGTTGGAGCTGTAAACTCATCTCCTTTAAGTTTAATAATTCTACTCATCGTCTGCAACCTCACTAACAATTTCCATAGCAAAGTCTACTGCTGCTTCTGGATTAGTCTGTGCAAGTTCATCAAATGCAACTAAATTTTCTTCTGTAAGATTTTCTCTTACAAAGTTAATTGCTTGCTCGTACACTTCTGCATCTTGTCCATCTTCATAATGACCTTCACCAGCTTTAGAATGTGTAGAGTCTTTATTTACTCCACCGCCAGCAAATACTCTTGCTTGCTCTTCTTCATTTTTAAATGCTGGATGTAGTTGTTGTTGGACATTGTCAGTATGCTTACCAACGAAGTTCTTTTCAGCTTCTGATTTTGGATTTGCATAATTAGATACCTGACCAGCTTGTAGTTCTGGATCTGGTACTATGTCGATCTTTTTAAGTTCAACTATCTGTCTTAGTGATTTCATCTTCCTCTTCCTCGTCTTCCTGCTCTTCGTCAGTTTCGGGTTCTACTATTTCTTCTTCACCTTCATCTTCTTCAACAGGCTCTGAGTCTTCATCAGGCTCTTCTATTTGTTCCTGATCTGCTTGATACTCTTCACCTTCTTCAGCTTCAGGTTCTAAGTCAAGCTCTGGTTGTACTTCAACCGGCTCAGCGTCTGGATCATATTCTTGACCAAACAACTCATTGCTAACTGCATCCTTGACACCTTGAACTTTGTCTGCTAGTTTATCTATCAGAACATCATTTAAGACGTCACCTGCTTTGTTAGGTTTATCGTCTAATGCCAAGTCAACTATATCTCTTACATTACCACTCATTATATTCTCCTACTATATTTATATATCTTACACTTGCTCAGGCGGTGCTTCTGGGTATCCATTACCCTGTGGATCCGCTGGATCTTGCCCATCTGGAGCCATATCTGCCTGTTGTGCATCTATTTGTTCTTGTTCATTCTCAGAATCTATCATCATCTCTGCATGCATATCTTCAATCTCTTGATCTGTTTGTCTGAGGATATTCTTCTTAACCCATACTTGTGAGAAGTATTTTCCTAGGTATGGATCAACGTCATTGATAGCTGATATCTGTTCTCTGAAAATTTCTAAATCTTTTAACTCTGAGAAGTGAGAGTCTGTTACGTAATCGAATCTAATCTCTCTTCTAAGAGCTGGCCAGTCATCAGGAGTAATAACTCCTTTAAGAATAAGTTGTTTCTCTAAACACTTTTCAAATAACTGACTAAACTTTAATCTTAGTCTTGCAATAAACTTCTGAAACTTAATTTCGTCTCTACTAATCTCTGAAGCTCTACCTATTGCAAATCCTGTTTCTGCTTCTAATCTCGACACTGGCACATTAAGTGCTCTGTATAATTTCTTTTGGAAATATAAAACATCATCCATCTCACCAAGGTTCTGTCCAGCTGGTAATGTAGTAATCTCTGTACCTTTACCGCCTTCTCTTCTTGGGAGCCAATAATCTTCTAGCATTGTCATAAACTTACGATCGTCTCTCAGTTCTCCTGTTGTCGCATCGTAAACTAATCTATTCTTATGCTTAGCCATCATATCTCTAAGATATTGTTCTGCTTTTAATTTAGGAAGATTACCAACATCGATATAGAATATTCTTCTTTCTGGTGCTCTAGATATTCTATAGATAACTGTTGCATCTTCCAATACTCTTAATTGGTTTAATGGTTTTATTGCTTTGTGTAAATGAGACAATACCATTTTATTATCTTCACTCATTAACCCTGACGTACAATGTAGTATACTATCCTTAGCAATCTTTATGCCTTGAGTAGTACCTTGAGCGGGATTGACTGTTCCTGGTCCGCCTTTAAAACCTTTATCATTGTACATGTAGTATTCTTGTTTAGTTTGTGCTAGCTGTATAGTGTTAGGTCCAGTACCGCTACGTTTCTTTCTGACCTCTCTTACTTTTCTAATTTTTCTAGGATCTATAAACCTTAATTCTTGAATACCATCTTGTACATTTTTCTCGTCTATGATGACATGATAGTACATTCTACCATCGATGTACCAGTGTCTAAATATTTCATATGCTTGACGTTCAAAGTCCAGTAAATCTTTTACATTTAAAAACTCTTCATTTATTTTTGTTTTGATTGAATCTGATACTTG